AGATTAGATTTGATAAACATGATGGTTGGTGTGCAATATATTATAAATTAATTGACGAAATTTCCGCCTTCTTTTCTATAAAAGAATCTGATTCTCAAGAAGTTATAGGTAGGTGGATTGAGAATACCCTACAAATGAAGGTTACTATCACCGACCAAACCAATGCCACGACCCTCTTGCCGTTGAGAATACCTAACTAGTATATTTATCTATATGAAATACCTAATAACCGAATCTCAGATTGATAAAGTAATCTTTAAGTACTTGGATAATCAGGATTTTATTCAAATTGAAAAAAATGATAGTATATACTTTCTTAATTCTGAGGGAGATAAATACGCTCAAATTAGATTTCATAAACAGGGTGGTTGGTGTGGAATTTATTATAAATTAATTAACGAAATATCTATTTTCTTTTCTATTGAAGATTCTGATTCTAAAGAAGTTATCAGTAGATGGGTTGAGAATACTTTGCAAATGAGAGTCATAAACACCATCAGGAATGAGATTCATTGACTCAGTTAAGTTGAGAATACCTAACTAACATATCTATCCATATGAAATACCTAATCACAGAATCACAAATTTATAATGTTATCTTTAAGTACTTGGATAGTCAGGACTTTATTCAAATTGAAAAAGATGATAGTATATACTTTCTTAATTCTGAGGAAGATAAATATGCTCAAATTAGATATGATAAAGATGGATGGTGTGTAATTTATTATAATTTTATTAAGGAAATTTCATCTTTCTTTTCTATAGAAAAATCTGACTCTAAACAAGTTATAGGTAGATGGGTTGAGAATACCTTACAAATGAAGGTCACAAACATCGAATGGACACAATTTCCAATTGACTAACGTGTTGAGAATACCTAACTAATATCTTACACCACCACTATTTTCCACTCCCCATTATAATTCTCCACAAGACAAGTGGAGTTCTCACAAAAGTCACCTGAATTCATATAATCACTTTCTAATTTCGGATGATGAATATGACCACACACAGCAACATCATATCCCTTCTGTTTTGTTAGACCCTTTGCGTTTTCCTCAAAATCAGATACAAAGTTAATCGCTCCTTTTACAGATTGTTTTATCGTATTTGCCAGTGAATGATATGGTAGATTAAACTTCTTTCTTATGTAGTTGTATATCGTGTTTAACTTAATGACAAAATCATACGACCATCCACCAATTACCGCAAGCCATCTTGCTTTCATAACCACAAAATCCAATACATCCCCGTGAAAACAAAAATACGTTCTTCCATCAATACCATAGTGAACATACTTTCTTACGATTCTAATATTGTTTAATGTGAAAGGAATAAATGGTTTTAGAAAGTCATCGTGGTTTCCTCTTATGTATATAACCTCTGTTCCCTTCTCTGACCTCTTCATAAACTTCCTGAATATCTTTGTATGTTCCTTCTTCCACTTTCCACCATTCTTTAATGCCCAACCATCAATTATATCTCCGTTAAGAATTAGTTTATCTGATTGGTTCTCTTCTAAAAACTTTAATATCTTATCTATCTGTGATTGTCTTGCACCCAAATGTAAATCACTCATTATAATTGTCCTATATCTCATTTCCAATATGTATTATGATTTGAAAAGAACTTCTTATTGTTCCTGTTGAAATAGGATTTAACCATTAGTTTTGTCATATACCAAAGTCCTTTATTCTCAAATCTTCTTGGTGGTGTGAATATGGTTCTGTTTAGTATTTTAAACTTATCACTGAATACTTTTTTTGATAGTAGGTAATCCTCAGCAACTTGTGCGTCTTCATCAAATCCACCTAAGTTCATAAATGTTTCCGTGTTAAATAACATAAACCCGCCCAAACAAAATGGTGTGAATGGTTTGATTAATTTCTGTATGATATCAAATGACCTAAATACATAATTGTATTTTCCATTTGTGGTTCTAACCTTTGTTGTTAATAAATCAAGGTTCTTCCTTCTCATCATTCTGATACAATCCCTTAAAATATTTGGGTCAAGGATAAACATATCAGCATCCATAAATAAAATATATGGCGTTGTTACACGTTTTGCTCCCCTGTTTCTTGCCTTACCTGGCAATCCTCCTTTGATAATGTTTAAATTAAACTTATCATTTCGTCTTGAGTCAAGCATTTCTTTGGTTCCATCATCTGATGAATCAGCAACAATTACCGTAACCCTTTCTATATCTGTTTGAAAGTTTAATAACGATAATGTCGTGTCTATGATTTTGGATTCATTCTTGCACGGAATAACTATTGTAAGAAATCTTGATAGTTCCATAATAATAAATATCAAAGGTGAATGGTTGTTGAGATTACCGAATTGTTAAGTGGTTATTTTGTTCTATCTTTGTATTTATATCATATGAAATATCTCATAACAGAATCTCAATTTGATAAAGTAATCTTTAAGTACTTGGATAACCAAGACTTTATTCGGATTGAAAAAGATAATAAAATATACTTTGTTAATTCTGAGGGAGATGAATATGCACAAATTAGATACGATGAAGATAGTGGTTGGTGTTACATAAATAAAAAGTTGGTTGAAGAGATTTCTACCTTCTTTTCTATACAAGAGTTTAATTCTCAATTAGTTATAGGTAGATGGGTTGAGAATACCCTACAAATGGAGGTGAAAAACACCGAAAGGTTAAGATATCTGTTACGACCCAAAAATTGAGGATACCCTACTAATATTTATAATTATATGAAATACCTAATTAAAGAATCACAGATTGATAAAGTAGTATTTAAGTATTTGGATAATCAGGACTTTATTTTAAGAAAATCAGCTAAAACGTCTTTTGGGGTTAGCAATATAACTTACTTCCTTAATTCAAGTGGAGACTTGATATCAGATTCATTAATTAATTTCTATAAGAATGGTGAGTGTTGGATAAATTTTGAATTGGTTGATGAGATTGCCAAATTCTTTTCATTGGACTTTAATGATTCTAAATATATTATTGGTAGATGGGTTGGAAATAAATTGGATACGAGAGTTGGGGAAGTACACGTTAGATAGATATACCTTATATTTATAATCATATGAAATACCTTATCACTGAATCACAACTTAAACTTATCTCCGAGATTGAAAGAACTTGGAGAGATTTTGAATATGAAGAAGAGTATAATAAGATAAAGGATAAAGTTATCTCTTATATTGTTAATCAATTTGATTTTTATGATTTTGAGGGAGAGGACCTTTATCTATATGATTCTGATAAGAAATTGATTGCAAAGTTTCATTTCTATGATGAAGATGATGAGGGGACAAGAGGAGAATTATATTTTAGTAGAGACCATGATAATTTGCTTGAGAAGAGATTTCCCCACCCTTTTTGGATGGTCCATGGTAAGTATCTAGTATCGGACGCTTTTAATGTTTTATTCCCCGACTATAAAGTACTGGATGTAAGAACAGGATATATGTTTTAATATGAAATACATTATAAACGAAACCCAAATTAATAAAATAGTATCCAAGTATCTTGACAATCAGGACTTTGTTTATATGGAATATGGAATAAACGGTTACTTCCTTAACTCAGAGAAAGATGAATATGCTCAAGTTAAATTCAATAGTTATTGGTGTACGATTGATAGAAAATTAATGACTGAGATTGCTTCTTTCTTTTCTTTGGAGAATGTAGATTCCCTTTCCGCTATTGCTAAATGGGTTGAGAGTAAAACTGGAACTAGTTACGGAGCGGTTGACGCTCAATCAGAAATAATCGTATATTACTTTTAAAGATATGAAATACATTATAAATGAATCACAAATTAATAAAATTATCTTTAAGTATCTTGACAATCAGGACTTACATATGATTGAAGATGAAGGGGATTATTATTTTTATACCTCAAAGCTATCTTGGAGTCGTGGTGAATTTGCAATAATCGCCTATCATAAAAAAGATGACGATTGTTTTATAAGTTCAAGTATTCTAACCGAAATTACGGGATTCTTTTCTTTGGATTTAAATACATCTTTGAATGTAATTGAAAATTGGGTTGAGAATAAACTTGGTTTTAAGACTGGTTACGCTTACTCAGATTACGGTGCTGATTAATCAAACTTACCTGAAGTAATCTCATTCCACCTTTCTTCCATTTCATCTGAGTAGTTATTCCATATGAAATCAAACACTTGGTTATAGTAATCTCCATCTCCATAACATATATCACTATATTTTATACAAATGTCCACAATAACATATGATACGATTCCTTGCTTAAACCTATTAAGGTCCATATTGTGCCAGTTATGTTTGTTTTGAAAATATCTTGTTGTCATTACCCCAAGACCATCTCTGAAAAACTTATTTATTTTTTCAAGGTCGGCTCTCCTAATTATTCTTCTAAAAATTGGACTTGCTTCCTCTCTCAATACTCTTTTAATGGTTTCTTGTAGGTTCATATCAATATTTTATTCTAACAACTTGTTTTCCAAATGCATCTTGGAACCAATCCTTGAATGCACTTTTCCATATCTGTCCAAACTCTTCATCAAGCTCACTGGCAATTCTTCCATATATTTTAACTATTGGAGCCTCATCATCAACCCAAGTGAACACCATATTTTTTCCATCCTTTTCTTCTGTGTAGAAATCCCATAAATCTTCGTCCTCTTCTGAGTTGCCATACATAAGATTATCAACATTAAACACTCTGTCAAATATTGTATTTAAATAGTTGTTGTATATTTCAATCTGTGATTCAGTAATGATGTATTTCATATGATAATAAATACCTATATATCTTTATTAATTTCCATAAATCAATTCTCCATCGGGTCCTACTACCTTAATATAAACTTGGTCTATTATTGCCGTATTTCTGTTAATTCCCACCATTTTAAATAAGAATATCATATGATTGTCAATCAAATAATGTGGGTCAAAACCTTTTTCATACATATTGAAAGTTGTAATATCAGGGTCATTTAAATGCACAATTAATTCAACATCATAAAATGGAAATTCATCGTCTCCATCCCAATTCATTCTTGTTTCAATATTGTCGACCATTGGATATATATTTTTGATATAATCCGAGTTCAGAAGTTTATGTAATATGTTATTGTTTAATATCATATATTTTCTAATTTACCATCTTCATATGCGTTCATAACTAAGTCAAACACTTCCATCAATATATTATCTCTCATACTTTCATACATAACATGAAAATCACCTAAACTATTATTACCCTCATACACATCAATTGTGACTTTTATACTACCAAAAAAGGTTATTTCACCATATTCATCTCCCACCTTTTTATATTGAATCGGGTCCTCATCTATATCGTAAACTGAAAACGAACCATATTCTCTTATAATATCTTTAATAAAATCAATCATGACTTTATTTGTAATAAAGTCCATACCTGCAACTGAAAATATCTTAGCAAAACTTATCTTTGATATTTTCATAAACTGAAATAATCCAAGATTGTCAATCTGACTTTCAATTTTGTTTTTAATTTCTTCTTTAAGAACTTTTCTAACTAAATCTTTCATTTTTCATTAATTCATTTAAGAAATACCTGATTGTTTTTATTATTTTTTGTCTATATGAATTGTATTCATTTGCTGGCATATCAAACATATCTTGAAAAAGTTTAAATGAATATAGTAATTCAATAATTATACTTTCCATTTTCTTTTTTAATTGTAAACTATTAAATCCATAGTCTGTTCCGTCAAACATTACACTTACAACTTCCATGTCTGCAACATTCTGTCTATAAACTCTTACTCTTCTTCTTAAAAAATTAAGAATCTTCATATCCAAATCTCCTTGCTCGGAAAATTCTTCCCTGATAATTCTTTTGATTAATTCTTTCATATTAATATAAATATAACAAAAAATGAAACCCCGACGAGTAGCGAATTCATCGGGGCTTTCTGTAGCCGAAACTACAACGGGTCCTAAGTCCGTTTATTTTTGGTTCTCTAAAATCATTTTAAGAACACTGTTATTTTCTTCAATTCTTTTTAGGTTCTTCTTTATGTTTTTTTTGTTTTTTGTCCTTGGTCTTTGTTTCTTTGCAGTTCCCATAAATTTATTCTTTAATAATAAATACGAATAAATTAATATTTATCAAATATGTCTTACGCAAATTCAATTAAAAAAATGATTGATGAAGGAAATGATATCCTTCAGGTCGCAAAATTATTCGGTGGTATTGATAAACTTTTAGAAATTGCTAAAAGTATCCCATATTTGGTAGCATTAATTAAAACAAAACTTGGTGGTTATTTAAATTGCTCGGCTGAAGATGAAGATGGAGATATGATTCCATTTTCTTTAAATTTTATTTTAACTGATTTAGAGGATGCTGATATTGATGACTCAAATCATTATAACGCCAGTGTTGATATTATCATACCTGAATTAACTGAAAAAAAAGATATGCAAATATTATTGACTTGGCTTGATGATTATTTGTCCGATATGGGAGCTGAGGTTGGTTGGTTCAATGATGGGAAATTAAATGATAAGATGGTTTGGGTATACGCCAATAGTATAAATGGTATGAAATTTGAATTATTAAGAGATGGAGTAAGTGATATTGAAGTTTTGGAAATTATCCCAAGTGAAGATGATGGAGATTAAAATTAAAATTAAAGATTATGAAATTAAGTTCAAACGAAATTAAAAGAATTAGAGAAGTCTTTACAAGTAACTATAAAGACCTTGGAATTTACAGATGGTTAAACAGAAATAAGAAAGTTCTAAAAGCTTCTTTCTTAATTTCATTTGTTGCAGTATTGTCAATTGCTCTTATGGGCCAGAGTTGGCCAATTACTTTTTGGTCCTTCGCATTTATTGGAACCATTTTTCTTGGGGGGTTAGACCATTTTATAATTGGTTTAAGATTTAGAAGGATGTTAAACATTCTTGAGTCTGAAGGTATTAGTATTACTTTATCAAGACTTCTTGAACTTTGCTCAGATATTAGTCCAAATTAAATTTGTTTTTACTGTTTTTCCATTATATCTTTGTCTAAAATTATAAAGATATGGCAAGCATTTACACTACCGTCGACGTTGATGTTGACATTGAAATTGACGAATTTGTTGATTCGTGCAGCGAAAGAGAACTACAAATGTTAGTCAGATACCTACAAGAAGTGGGTTATCTTGATAAATCTAATATTAGGGATGAATCAAAAATGACTTCAAACGAAATTGAATTTCGTGACAAAATGTCATTACTTTCTGACAAATTTTACCAAATGACAATTGAGGATTCTGAAATTATTGAGAAACTTTACGAGAAATACCGATGACCAACATAATGAACGCTAAGTCTATAATTGCCGATGTTAGTTTTTTATTTACCTTTGTTGAATGAAAGAACAAATTATACTCTGTGAAAGATGTGGTGAAAAGTTAAATCCTAAAACCGCAGTTTGGCTTGAGTTATCAATGACTGATGGCAACTACTACAATCAAATACCTGAAGGTCACGATAGTCAAGGGGGTTTTAGTTTTGGGAAAGCGTGTGCTAAATCACAATTAAAAGAAAATTAAAATGAACAAAGAATTTACACCATATGATATCGCACTAGAATTAAAACAACTTGGGTTTGATGAACCTTGTTTTGGTTGGTACGTATCAAAAGATTATGGTGTAGAAATAGGTATGGTAATCAAATCTGACTTAATAAAAGAAGCCATTCTTGCACCAACATTCTCCCAATCATTCAGATTTTTTAGAGAGAAATATGGTTTATTTGCAGAAATTAAACCTTATTTAATTGTAGGTACTGATTGGTGGTATAAAATTTCAGATAGAAATAACAGTTCTGGTTTACCATATGAAGTAGAATTTAAAACCTACGAAGAAGCAGAACTTGCTTGTCTAATTAAATTAATTGAAATCGTAAAATGAAAAAAATACAATCATACTTTATTAACCTACTAAAGATAGGTACCCATCCTTTAGTTGATGCGTTTAGAATGTTCTATAAAAGACCGGGAATGCTATCCATAGTTGGATTGTGCTGGTTGTTTGCTTACTATCCAATAACCCTACTCTTTGCAGTTATGTTTTTTGGATTGCTATTAAGCGTATAAGTACTAATGACACTATTTTGACAAACTAAAAAAGAAATAATATGAAACAAACTGCTGAAGAATTTTTAAAAAAACTTGATGATGCATCAGGTACTACTTGGACAGACAGTGATATAGATATATGTAAAGCTTTTATAGAGTTTGCTAAACTTCATGTAGAAGCCGCATTAAAAGCTGCTAGTGAAAGCAGATGTATAAATATGTATGATAAAACTTGGTTTGCTCAATCTTTAGAACCAGGTACAAAAATTTTAGATAGAGTAAATATTACAGTTGATAAAGAATCAATCCTAAATGCTTATCCACTAGATAATATCAAGTAATATGGAAAACAGAACGGCACCGTTACAACAAATATTTGATGTTTTAAAAATTGAGCGTCAAATTAGTCCTGATGATGAAACTTTGAAAAATTTGTATTATCTTTGTCAGGATTTGATGGAACAAGAGGAAATGATATATCAAAACCTAGTTGAGAGTTTTACAAATCAAAGAGAACTTGTTACGAGAATTGGTCGTCTTGAGGGCATTAGAAAAATGATGTCTTATGTTAACGAGGAATTTGAAGATGAGGAGACTAAAGTTTTGGAACTTTATAAAAATTATTTTGAGAGTCATGGTTGATAAAAAATTAGATTTTGGGGTTGGTGATATGGTAATTTCAGACTGTAACACTGAAATTGAATGTTTAGTCAAAATACTATCATTAAATAATAATAATCTATTCGCAGTTGTTGAAGATGCTGAAGGGTTTAAATGGGAAATTTCAACAAAAAAACTTAAAAAAATACAAATACCATGACAAGTACAAAAGAAACATCAGTAGTTAATTCAAAGTATGGACAAGTAGTTATTACTTATGACAAAAAGTATCATATGTATAACGCAAGTCTTGTTAAACATCCGACGATTGTAGTTCAATCTCGTTTTGGAAACATTATCGTTAACAAAATTGAGTCGTTGTGTGACTCTTTACTAGTTGAAACTAACTAAAATATATTATGACAGAATTAATGTGTATATTAGGGGGGATTTTCACAGGTTTTTTCCTGTGTTATCTAATCACAAAAGATTTTTACAAAAAACCGAATCCTTGATTTGGAGTGTTTAATTATTTGATAAACCTTTTTAAATAAATGATGAGAAAAATTTTAGTAATACTCATTTGTATTCTGTGTGTGACCTCTTGTAAAACAACAAAAAATCACTATAGAGTTAAATCTGTAAAAGTAAAAAGTCACCCTAGAGTTAAATGGGTTGGAACAAGTAGTAAAAATATTTTAATTTTACAAAAAAATATCAATGATTGAAAGAGAACGTAAATTCAGACTCAAGTATCTACCTGAAGGTTTAACTCCCATTCACATCAAACAAGCGTATCTTATGTTTGATAAAAAGAAACAATTTAGAGTTAGAATCATTGACGACAATGAAGCTTGGGTCGCATACAAGGTAAAAATTGATAAGACAACTAAGTCAGAATACGAGTATCAAATTCCAGTACAGGACGGTCACCATTTGTATCAATCTACCGACATAAAACTTGAAAAAACAAGATATAAGACCACATTTGAAGGTAATAAGGTTGATATTGATGTTTATCCTGATGGAAGAACATCTGCTGAAATAGAGTATGAAATTGGGATTGTTAATATTCCTGACTATTGTGGTGAAGAAATTACTGGTAATAAAGAATGGTCCAATCTAAACATTGCAAAGAAAAATAGCATTCAAACACGGAAAGTTAACAAAAATTAACACTTATCATATGTTGATAAGTTAATTTTGTGGGAACGGATTGTCTGCCGTATATTTGTGGTATGAATAACGAAATCAAATACATACCCACAAAAGAGGCAATTATTGGTTACTCTGATTCAATAATTGCTAAAACAGAATCAAATGATTGTGCCGTAAGAGCAATTGCATCAGCTTTTGAAATGAATTATGATGAGGCTCACAATTTTGTTGCGAAGATTTGGTTCCGTAAAAACCGTGAAGGAACAAAAAAATTTGTTATCGGTATGCGTCATATGGTTGACAATAAAATTCCAATTAACGGAAAGATATTCTCTACTTTGGGTGACCAAGACGGAAACATGAAATATGATGTTAAAGTTAAAGGTCAGATTGTTAAACGTAATATGACCACAGGTACATTCATTAAGAATAACCCTGTTGGTAACTATCTTGTTGTTGTTCGCGGTCACGCATTTTCAATCATTGATGGTAATGTTGTTGGTAATTCATCTGACGCAAAAATGAAGAAGCGAGTTATTAATTCCGCATTCAAAATTTGTTAATAAAAAACTTGACAAACACATAAAATTGTTAATAACTTAATTTTGTAATAACTTATTTTGTCGTATATTTGTGAAAATTATAACTTATGACACAGAAACAACAAGAAGCAATTGATACAATAATGGACTATTTCAAGTTTGAAAAAGTTCAAAAAGTAATGGAATTTTTGGATTGGCGGTGGTTCGGTTCTGAAGAAGGTATCCCAACTCTTCCAGAGTTAAAACAAGAAGCAAGACGATTGTTGAAAGATTCATTGGAAGAAAAAGAGTCAATTTCAACAGGAGGGTTTCACGTAAGATATCGTTCTTATGAAAGTGGTGAGGAAACAATTGAATTGATGTTTGCAGTTGATTGGTGGGATGAAACTATTGAAAAAGATTTGGTAGAATAAAAGATTCTCCGTATATTTGTAGAAGTTCTTTAAAGATGGAATATTAGTCAGGTGACGGAATTGATATCTCTATAATATACTTGATGAGGTATGAGGTTGACTCAGTATCAGTTCCTGTCCTGACTACAAAAAATACCGATGGGGTCCTAAAATAGTAATATTGAAAAAGACACGCAAGTCCTCGTGAAAGTAAAGGCATCGGTATTACATAGTCAAGTGGCGTGTTGGCATACGCACCCGATAAGGGAGAGCGCGGGTTCGATTCCTGCCTTGACTACTAAAAATTAAATGATATGAATAGAACATTTGAAGAAATTGTGAATACGCCGGAATTGACCGATGGTGTTGAAGTTAGTGTTAGAATAGGTGATTCAACCTTTGATGGTAAAATAGTGGGTAAAAGTTCTTCTGGATTGATGCCATATTATATTGTTGAGTGTATTGATGGAACATTACCAAATGAGGTTTATAACTACAAATTTGTATCTTTACCACTTACAGAAATATTTGTTAAGTAAATAAAATATCCAGGTGGCGGAATTGGTAGACGCTAACAAAGTGAGAAGTCAACTTGAATGTAGAAATACATTTATGTACCCAAAGATGATTTCATACAGGTTCGAATCCTGTCTCAGATACTAAATAATAAAAGATATGGAGTGGATAAATTTCAAAAAAGACAAAACATACCCAAAAGATGATAGTTGGGTTTTGATTCAATCATCATTAAAAAACACACCGAAGTTTGAAGTGTGTCATTACAAAAATAATGAATGGTATCTGCCATCATATGATGAATCTTGTGATGATAGAGAAATTACAATTTGGGCATATATTGAAAAGTAAAAAATAAATAGTCAGGTGGCGGAATTGGTGTCAAATGTATGGTATGTTAAGGCGTTACCCGTTGAGGACTACTCTCTGCATTACAGGTTCAAGTCCTGTCCTGACTGCAAAATATAAAATTATGGAACTACCAACAGATTATACAAAACTTTTACCTAAACAAAGGAGAGAAGTTAGGTTACAATATATAGAAGCACAGAGCAATAAGTGTATGTATTGTGGGGAGTCATTAGATGAGGTCGCTCCTGAAAGAATAACGAATAAACCAATCAATTGGAGATTGTTTCCAGAGGGGTTTTTAATAAATCCAGTTCATCTTCAACATTGTCATAAAACAAATATGACTGAAGGTGCTGTACATGCTTATTGTAATGCTGTTTTATGGCAATATGAAGGCAGATAATAAAATAGTCAGGTGACGGAATTGGTTGCGTCAATGGCGAACTAACTATGATGATTCAAATGTTAGCGTACCATATCACAGGTTCAAGTCCTGTCCTGGCTACACGAGGTTTCCGTATTCGGAAATACACAAAAGAGGGTAGTTCCCACCTAGTATGCTCCCGTATGATGAGAAGTGGTTTTACCGCCACAGGGACCTGAGCCGATACTTGAACCTAAGTCGGTTGGTTAGTGTACCAGTAACAACAGCAAGTTAACACACAAGCCCTAACCTCTCACTCTATTGTACAGTAGAAATGAGTTGCCGCTGAAATCCGGTATTTGGGACAGTCAGAAATGATTGGGCGATAACATAGTCAGGTGGTGTAATTGATAGCACTCACGTCAGTAACTCTTGAGGTACAGGTTCGAATCCTGTCCTGACTACAAATAAATAAAAGTTATGGAAGAAAAGGTATATGAATATAAGGGTAAACTCTACAGAATTTTTGCAGAAACAAAAGTAAAAATAAATGGTGTATGGGTTGATTCAATCATTTATCAAACTTTATATAATAATCCAAATGGTTGGATATGGGTGAGGACAAAAGAAGAATTTTTTTCACTATTTAAAGAAGTGAAATAAACATAGTCAGGTGGCGGAATGGTAGACGCTAACAACTATCAAAACAATTAGGCGAGGTTGAGGAGGCATCTATAAACGTATCTCTAATAGGCATATTAGATGATTGTTTTGAGTACAGGTTCGAATCCTGTCCTGACTACATTTATGTTTTTTGTGATAATTATAGATATAAAAAACTATCAATATGAAAATTACAAAAATTAGTAAAAAAGGTTTAGACTTGATAAAAAAATTTGAGGGTCTAAAATTAAAACCTTACCTTTGTTCAGCGGGTGTTCCAACTATTGGTTATGGAAATACTCTATATGAAAATGGTAAAAAAGTGTCTTTGAAAGATACGATAATAACCGAACAAAGAGCGACCGAATTACTGTCTAACTCATTGCAGAATCTTGAGCAACACGTTGATTCGTTTTGTCGTGATGACATTAATCAAAATCAATTTGACGCTTTGGTTAGTTTCGCTTTTAATTTGGGTCCTTATAATCTAAAGAGTAGTACTCTTTTGAAAAAGGTTAATAAAAATCCAAATGACCCGACCATAAGGGATGAATTTATGAGGTGGACAAAAGCGGGAGGTAAGGTTCTTAAAGGTTTGGTTGAACGTAGACAATGTGAAGCAGATTTATACTTTAGTAAATAAAATTTAAGTTCGGGTGTCCGAGTGTTTAGGGGGTACAAACTAAAATGAAAACATTTTTATTATTAATAGGGTTTTTTATATTTTATTCATCAATTGCTCAAACAATTACCTACAATTATATGAGAACTTGTGATAATATCTACGAACCTAACAAAGAACAAACTATAAAGTGTACTGAACTCACAAAGATAGAATCAAAAGTAGAAGTACAAGAATTGCTTGGTCATATTAAATACCATTATTATTTACATAATAAATTAATTCATAAACAAGCGATTATATACAGTAAATCAATAGAGGACGGTTCAATTATTTATAAATGTAGAGACAAGATTTGGATAAACATTACTGAAAAAGAAACAATAATTATCCAAGGGAACTTAATTGTAAATTTTGTAAGATAATGATTAAACCTATATAATAACACCTGATAATTAACTAAGGTGTTTTTATTATTGTTATGATTGTCATGCTCTCCCTATAAAGAATTATGATGTATTTATAGATAATGAAAATTATTCTGAAAGAAAGTCAACTTGAGACCATAGCCGAAAAATACAAACCAATACTTTTTAAGTACTGGAAACTACGTGGTCCTTCGTTATCTAGAGAAACGTATAAATTGATTGGGGTTGATTTACTCCATTCTTATAAACTTCATCCTTATTTTCTTGAGTATTTGGTTGAATGGTTTGGTGGTGAAGAAAAATTTATCGAACACATTAAACAAAATGAAGGAAAAACTTACCATATTCAGTATGGTGGTTATGACTTTGATATTATATTAGATTATATTACTTTAGATGAATTTAATGTTTATTTGGATGTTAGAGTTAAGCCAGGTGGAACTGTAACTTTGATATTTGATGAAAATCAACCAACGGTATCAATAGATGAGGCTCTTGCAAATGAAAATTATGGATGGGAAGTAAATAATGAGGTTCAAGAAACAATATTTGATACTTTTCAAAGATACTTCAATGACTTAGGTATGGAGATTGTTGAGGTAGATGTTGACTATATGTAATATTCTTTTTATAATTATATTATGAAAAATTTATTTACACTTAAAACTTTGGGTTGGGTTCTTTCAGCTCTTGTTGCAATTATGCTCGGGATGGGTGCAATTGGCAAAATCACACATTCAGAAGAAATGGTTAAAAACTTCACATTCTTCAATATGATACCTCAGATGGTATTTGTTGGACTTGTTGAACTTGCGGCAGTTATTCTTCTTATGATTCCACGAACATCAATGTTTGGTGCTCTTGGTGTGTCATTAACAATGGCTGGAGCAGTTGCTGTCCATTTTGCTCTTCTTGGTGGAGTAGGTATCTTTATGCCGATTCTACTTGGAGTTCTTGCATGGTCAGGTCACTGTCTAAGAACCTATGAACTTAAAAGTATTATCTAATTAAAAAGAAACCCCCTCAATGAGGGGTTTTTTATTTTTAATAAATTATTTAACTAAATAAATAAAATAAAAACATTATTGTAAAAAACAAAAGATGTGAACTAACCAAATGGTTCCCATAATTTTGTAACTCCTCTTTGAAAGAGGGCTTAGGGTTTTTAAATGATAGGGTGTAGAATCTAATCACCACTATTAAAAGATTCATTATCAATATAGTTTGTATCATTCTTTTTAAAATCTAATATAAGTCCATTTTTATCTATTTCAAACCCATATTCAACAAGTTGTTGATAAATCTTCTTTGTGAGTTTTCCAGGTCCTTTTCTTTCGACAAATAAATAATCCTCATTCTTGATTATTTTACCCGTAGTTGCAGTATAAAAAAATCTTTCATCTACATTTCTAATTTTAGAATTAAAAGTTTCATCACACTTTTTACAAGGTTTAGATGTTATTGACCATTTGTCTTTAGTCATTTTATCACCGTATGTTGCAACGAAATCATCCACAGCATACTTTACCTCAAAATAAGGATAGATTGGTTTCATATAAGATTTAAAAGATTTTCTGTTTTGGTTCCTGATTCAACTATAATATTATCAAGTTTCTTTTTTGTTGTGATGTAACAGATTGTCGATATCTCATTATAAATCTTTTCAGCTTTATTATACCACTCCATTATATCTTCAATACGTCTACCTTGAATAAGATATTGCATTGTGAAGTACTCATCATTCTTTGAAAATGATATATCATTCTCTGTTAACCCATGCTTTGGGAGTACCTTGGTCTTCACATAATTAAGGAAATAAATTTCTTCGGGTTTCATTATTGAAGAGTTAATATATTTTGTTGAGATTGCTTTAGTGATTCAGAAATCTGTTTTGTAATCATATAAGGACAAGCATTTGATGCTGGTCTCCTATCTTCTAAATAACCTCTCCATCCATTTTTAACCGTTGTTTGTGGAATACGAATTGAAGCTCCTCTGTCACTTACACCCCAAGAGAATTTATCAATCGATTGGGTTTCATGTTTACCTGTTAGTCTTTGTTCATTATCTGAACCGTAAACTAAAATATGTTTGTTGTGATTTGTTTTGAATACACGGAAGATTTCATCAAATAATTCCTTTCCACCTTCTTCTCTCATTTGTTTGGTTGAGAAATTTGTGTGCATTCCCGAACCATTCCAATCTGTATTTCCAAGAGGTTTTGGGTGATATTCAATCGTTACCTTATATGATTCAGATAGTCTATTTAAGATATATCTTGCAAGTGTTAGTTGGTCACAAGCATCAAGAGCTCCTTTCCCCATAACCTGGAATTCCCATTGTCCGAGGGCAACTTCAGCGTTTATTCCTGTCATGTTAAGTCCTGAGGCCAAGCAAAGGTCAAGGTGGTGTTCAATAATATCTCTTCCTGAAATATTATCTGAACCAATACCACAATAGTATTCTCCTTGTGGTTTTGGTGTCATACCATTATGCCCAAGTGGTAATCCATCTTTGTAGATAAAGAACTCCTGTTCAAACCCGAGCCAAAGATTTGAGTCATCTGTAATTTTTGACCTCATATTTGATGAGTGAGGAGTTTCATCAACATTTAAAACTTCGCACAATACAAGATATCCATTCTTTCTTTGGGGGTCTTTAACCATTTTAACAGGTTTCAAAAGACAGTCTGAGTCGACCCCTTCAGCTTGTTTTGTTGATGAACCGTCAAAGTTCCAAATAGGTAAGTCAGATATTGTAATATCTTCTTTTGTAAAATTAATTACTTTAGTTTTACTTCTAAGGTTTGGCTCAGGAGTGTATCCATCTAACCAAATATATTCAAGTTTATATATCATTATTAATCGGGTATTTCAATATTTAATTCTTTTGCCGCAAGTTCATAGGATTTTATTTTATCCATTTTTTTATCCATTTGAATTTTTAATGCAATGTCCATTAGTAAACTACTTTTTCCTTTTTGGTGTGCAGCATATAACAATTCTTCAATATAATCTTCACTTGACCAGCCCATCTCTGTGTTAAATAAATTAATTTTATTTAACACAATTATAATAAAAAAAAAGGGGCTGAAAAGCCCCAATTAAAAAAAAAATATAAAATTTAGAATTCTTTAAGTAAAGTATATGTAAAAGCCTTTAAACCTGACTTTTTACACTTAGAAAGTAGTTCTGCAAATTCTTCCGAATTATTTAATACTTGGCAACCTGCTGACCACTTATCAATATATTTGCTAATACCTTTTGGGTTTGCTCTGTGAATATTGATACCAAAAAGTCCTGTATCAGTTACCGAAGTTTCCTCAGCAATATTGTCTTTATTTTTATCTCTGAATACTGTAATTGGTTTAACCTGAGTTAACGCCTCGTATTTACCTTGGTGCATACCAATTTTCCATGAATCAACCCACTGACCTGGTTTTAATAATGCTGCCCCTTTTGTATTTAAAAGATTCTTTAACCAATGTGTTCCAGGGTTAGTTGTTGCGGTATACCAAGATACTTTTTCACCTTCAACAACACCAACAAAGTCATCAAATTCATTTGGGATGTTGGCTTGTGAGCGAATACCAACTAACATAAATGGATACCAAGTATATCCTAGTTCTGCGAATTTTGTCTTTAATTCATCAACTGTATATTTTTTCATAATTTAAAGTTTTACTCTAATAAATACTATTAAAATAAAAAAGGGAACCGAAGTTCCCTTTTTTATTTAGTCTCTTGAGATTTTCCTTATCTCAACGGTTCCATCATCATAATGAATGTGAATTATATTTAATCCTTTCTCTAAAATCGCCTCGTCAATACTATTATATCTTACAGGTTTTTCATACAACTTACTAAATTGTCTAACTTCTACAAACTCAACATCATTGTTAGTCGTAGTTACCAATCTATTAACAACTACAGTTGCAACATTATTGGTTGTATTAATATCGGTTGTAGCTCCATTAATGGATAACATTCTTATTCTGAATGTATTAGTACCACCGGCAGGAATCGCACAACTTGTTGGACTGAAACAAACTTGAGTTGACCATGAGCTGTTAATACCATTAGGTAAATAAACTGACTGCCCAGGTAATAATGTTCCTGACCAATTAGATGATGATTCACAATTAATTACTCCTCCAGGACAATTTACCCAAGTTCTTCCAATTGAAAAACTTGTAATAACTGCTGAACCTGTATTTGTAATTTTTGGTCTATAAGTAAATGTAATCTGAGTTGGTGTTAAATTAACAACTGATGTCGTTGGTATATCAAATGATATTGCAAGGTCAGTTAAAGCAACATTTGGGTCTACTAAAACATACGACGCTTGACCTGAATTATCAAAGGGACTTGATTCCGCAACTGCATTATTGTAATTCGCTTTAATAAGAATGTATCTTGTACCAACAGACAACGGTGTTACATATGTTATACTTTCTACTCCCGTAGAAACTCCACCTCCTAAAGTAGTGGTGTCAGTACCAATAATAACATCGTCACTATCACCCCAAATTGTATTAACTGATGAGCGATATTGTAAGATTGGATTAACAACACTTAATGTACCGTCAGTAGTTGATTGATTACAAGTTATGGTAATTGTCCCTCCCATATTAAGTGATGACGGTGAAACAGTTACGTTTTGAACATAAAAATTGTGTTGACTTGGTGGTGGAGGTGGTGGAGTTCCACCTGGTGTTGGTGTTAAGTTAACCGCATTTTTAAGATTAATTCTACCATATCCTAATTCATTACTTCTCGTTCCGTATGGATAACCATTTGCGGTTGAATAAACATATCCTCCTACTTTTTCACAGCTTTGGGATAATATATTTAATACTTCGTCGTCCGTTAAAGTCCAATTCTTATAGAATATAACCGCTGCGGCTGCGGCCGTTATAGGACAAGAAAATGATGTACCACTTATTGACGTATAGTCTGTTGTATTATATCCTGCGGTACCGATTCTATCTGTTGTACCGATACCTGAGCCAGGTGCGGATATATCACATATTGGACCATAATTTGAGAAACTTGCTCTAACGTCAGATGATGTTGTGGCCCCTACTCCCCAAACATTAGTATAGTTTGCGGGGTATTGAGCTGCAGTTCCTGAAAAATTATTACCTGAAGATGCGAAAACACACATACCTTTACCACCTCTTGCGGTTGTTCTTGCGGATAAAAACGCAGCCTCAAGTGCTGAGGAAACCCCGCTACCACCATAAGACATTGCAATAGCAACACAGTTTGGGTTAGCCATTGCTGCGTTGACTCCAGCAATTTGAATCACATTTGTTGTGTTAAAACTACCTCCCGCAAATACTTGTGACATAATATTCACAGGCATAACTTTTACTTTATTGTTACCGACACTACTAACACCAATACCGTTATTGGTTAAAGCTGCGATAGTACCTGAACATGCGGTCCCGTGTTTATCTTCCGCATTTACATAAGGCACTGAATTAGTCAAATTAACGGCATTAAATGGATTGTCGGTGTTCCCAATTAAATCAGGATGTGTAAGGTCTAATCCCCCGTCAAACATTGCAACACTAACAAAAGGATTATTACTTGGTAATAAATCCCACGCCTCGTCAGCATCAATGTCTTTATCATTGGATTGTCTTAGAAACCATTGTGTAGCAAATTGAACATCATTAGGAATGTAATGTCTTTGCATTGTCATTGTCTCATCTTTCCACACATTCTTAATAAAACTAAAATCCTTACAGATTGATATAAATTTATCCTGAGTTATATTCTCAGGTAACAACACAACATACCAACCAAGTTGGTCAAATTTAGCAACTATCTCAGCGTTATTCGCCTCAATAAATGAAGTGGTTAAATCATCCATTTTTTGATTTGGTACCACTATTACTTGTCTTTCCACGTTCTTGGATAAGTCATATTGACCATATCCTAACATAAAAGAAAAGGCAAGTGTTAAAGTTAAAAGTAAATTTTTCATGTATTAAAATTTAATTGTTTATTATCATTTGACTTTGTAAATGTTATAGTCAGACGATTTTGGCTCTTCGTTTTTGAAGAAATATTTTTCTTGTTTATTATTGTATATAATTGTTTTTGTAAAGGAATCTGGAACTGTTGCTCCTGTTTTTAATACTAATGATTTATCAGAATAGTTCATTCTGATTTCTACTATCACTGTGTACTTTTTAGCAAGTTCTCTTTCATGAGCCTCTAATAATCTCCACACTCCACGATTTAATTTTTCATGTTGGAGTGTGCAGTTAAGGTATGAGAAACTTTGTTTCAAATTTTCTTTATCACAGTTAAAGTCAGCGGCCGGAGCTAAATGACCTTTGTCATATATATTATTTTCGTAATCCTCGTTTGTTGAGGTGGCTATTCCTTTTACAGGATAAAAGTCAAGACCTTTACGAGATATTGTCCCATCAGTACATAATACTGCATATTCAACCCATTTTGGTTGTTGTAGTTTTTCAGAATAAACTACATCAAAAATAGAAGTTTTAACATAAACTGAGTCCCGAAGTTGGGCAAATGAGACTAGTGGTAAGAATACCAAAGTGAATAACAAATAACGCATATTTTAACATTTGTTTATAAATAGTTGTTAAACTAATAAACAAAATTAAGTAACAGTTATTTCGGTCTAAATAATTTTAATATTCATCTAAATTATTTCCTCAATACTGGATTTAAGAACGGTGATGTAATTTCCATCATACCAACCAGTGATTTGAGTTCGAGTCTCTTCTCTTATATCTAAACGAGATAAAATAAGTTTAGCCTCCCACCAATCTGATTCCGTGGGAGGCCTCATCTTAACTCTATGTCTCTTTGGAGTGTTCACACAAAAAAACTATACCATTATTTTCTTTATCAACTAAACAAGTTGTAACTGGATTATCAATCCTATAAAGATAATTATCCTCTTCTTTCATTTCTCCACCAATAAAAACTTCATATTCTGAAAATTCATCAGGGATTTTTGATAACCAATCTTTTAATTCGTTTAGTGTCATTAATTTAAATAATAAGTCATACCCTTACTCCAATAGTCTCCGAATTCTTTATAAGAACTTAGTTCAACTTCATTATACATAAGGTCTGTTATGATTTCAACCCTTTCTCCAATTTCTGTTATGATTGGTACCAAAAGGCTTGGATTAAAATCTTTTTCAAGTTCTACTTCATAAATATAAAACTGACCTTTGGTGTAGTCTTCAACTATTAGAACTTCATCGGTGTCAAATTTAAACTCCATTTGAACGTCATCAAATTTGTGTTTATTATCTGATTCCCATACTACATTCTCGTTTTCATCATATACTGTAATATAGTAAAGTTTAGGGTCATTGTATGGTCCAAGAAAAATATCATCAGAGTCTGTGATAAAATCAATTCCCAAAATTTCAGCAACTTCGCTGGATTCCATTTTGTCCTCTTCAACCTTACCTTCAATTAGTCGGACTCTTTTATCTGTATTAACCCTATGGACGTAACATTCTGCCCCTTTCCCACTTACAGTAATTTTATATTTTCTCATCTGATAATTCTCATGTTGGTTGAGCAAATTGGGAGACGTAGAATCGGAATTGAGGAGACGCTTCCATCTTTTTGCATAACTTCATAAAATCTTTCTTGTACTTTTACAGTTGGGATATTATCAAATTCATAAATTAAAATTCCTACTGGAGGTTGTCCGTTATAAACCGTTACGGTTTTATCTGTTGTGTTAAAAATTAGTGTTTGCATAAATTGTATTTTTACAAATATAAATGTTATTTTTTAAATTGTCAAATCTCTGAGCCAATTCTAAATTTTTCTTCAGGGGTTAGGAGACCCTTTCCGAATTTTTCTTTTCGTTCTGTAAATCTTTCTTTAACGTGTTGGTGTATAGGTCTTGGTTTACCATCCTCATCTATCCTCACAAAAATCATTTTAGTATGAGTAACAATATCTTGTTCACCTGTATAAACATTGTGTTTTCTAACTTCAATATAAAGAGTAACTGACGTATTACCGAATGAAACTACGTCACCATAAACCTTTAAAATACTACCAACCTTAACAGGTTTTTTAAAAACCAATTCATCAATTTTAAGAGTTACTATTTTTTGTGTATCACAAATTTGTGAGGCGTAAGATGCTGCAGCATCATCAATAAGTCCAAGTAAAAGTCCCCCGAACATATTGTCGTGAACACCAATATCTCCTTTTTTACAAATGTAGGTCGTTATTAATTCCATTTTAGTTGTTAAACTGACCGATGTTCATCAGATAATTTATATAATCTCTTCTACTAGCAAGTTTTTGAAGACTCTCATTAACTTGGATAATATAGTCTTCTGACTTCATCCTTCCTTTTTTAAATCTTTCTGTAATTAATTCAATTCTTTTAATTGACTCTTGTTTGTCAATATAACTAATAGTTCCAGTATTATTTCCCATTGTATTACTTATTTTCATCATTAAATTCTTCATCTTCAAGTCCATCCATTAATGTATTATCCCAATCTGCTATATCATCTGCGTATTCAAACGCACCATCTGGTCCAATCTGAAAATCATCTGATACATATGGTTTACTATTTTCTTCGGCACATTCCTCAGCCATCTTCATCGCATAATCTTTTTTTCTTGCAAATGGTTTCTCGGGACATAGTTCTTCTTTTCCTCTATAAACCGCCCACCACCATTGTTGCTCCTCCATCTTTTCAACTCGGAGCATCATATCACGATACTTGGCAACATAATCGTCCTCGTCAATTTGTTCCCACTTATGTTTTAAATCTTCCATCATATATTACTTAACTAAATTTTTTTCCAAAAATTCTTCAACCTCTTCTCTTGTTACGTGTATGGATTTTGCTCCCAATTCACTTTCATATTTTTCTTTAAGTTCAATTGGTATATTAATTTTTGATAGTTTCAAATTCATTTCACCCTCTTTTGAATTTTCTAAATCTTTCTCAAAGAAGAAAACCGAAGAGTGTGTAATCTTATCTGTATTTAAACCAAAAAGTTCTTTTTTCTCGGCACCCGAATTGCTTTCAACCAATTCAAATGCCCCTCTAACCATAACACCTTTTTCACCTTTGATTTGGTAATTTTCAGGATTATCCAAAATTTTATCTAAAGTTTCGTGAAGTTGTTTTCTTAATTGTTGTTCGTAAGTGTCTTCTATGTCATTAATCATACTCGGATTTCCATAGGCATAGATTGTTTTGTCTTGTGATATTTCGGGTGAGAATTCCAAAACAATTTTCTTTTTTGGTTCAAATGTTTCAGGGTCATAGATTGTTGGAGTAATACAAGCGCCATCTAAAACAGGTTCGTGAATTTTTTTGGGGTCAAACATTTCAGGAGTTAATGCCAATGATAATAAATGACACTTACCTTTGAATTTTAGTCCTTCTCCGAGTTTATATGTAAGAGGTATAGCGTTTTTACCATTTTCTAATTTGGTTACTGGAAGTTTTATAATGATTAATTCTTCACACTCTGAAAATTCTTCACATTGTTTGATTCTTTCCAAATATGGCTCAAGCTCTTCTCCATAAATTGTTTCATTAAAAATTCCAGATTTATTTTTTTTTATTTGGAATTCTTCTGATTCTAAAATTTCTTTAATTAATTCTTGTATTTTCATAACTTTCTATTGTTTTATCGTTGTATAATTCTCTTATTATATTATAAATTTTATCATCTTTTTGTAATAATACTCTTCTTGGGTTCATATTAATACCATTGAACGACAAAAAGTATATCTCTTCCTCATTGGAATTACTAAGTAAATAATAATTAGACGTTTCAAAATAAAGTGATACATCATATTGAGTTATATCAAATTCAATATCGTCAATATCAAATGTATAATGTTCATTAACTTTTGGAGTACTATTCCAAAAAACTTCATCAACTTTAAATAACCAAATCATAACTTTATATTTTTTTCCACTTATTATCTGAATCCAATTCAAATGTTCCAATGTGGTTTTCTTTCCACTCGGTTGGTTTGATTAATGATAAGAAATATTCTCCACTTTTTCTACGATACAAATAATATTCTTGTCCAATAATTGGTTGAAAATTATATGTTGCATTATAGACAATACTATTCCACTCAAATTCCTGAAGTAGTTTTTCATATTGTTCTTTTATCTCCTCGTATTTTCTATTGAAGTAATGATTGGTTTTTAAAATCTTTTCATTCTTCCAAGTTGATACATTGTCAGGTGTTATGACTGGTGCTCCAATGTTTGTCGCATATGGAAGAAGGTGAGCGTAATAACCACGCTCTTCACTCCATACAACATTGTCGGGATATTTCTTTTTTGGTTGTTCGTAACTCATTACACTTGGTAGGTCAGAATAATTACACCATAAATCGTTAGTGTTCTCCATTTGTGAGGGATATTCCATGTCTTAGTCCTTGAACAAAATCTTTAAAATCCTGTTCGGTTGTTATATAATTTCCGATGACAATTCCAATCTCATTTCCAACATCTGACAAATCTCCATTGTCGTATGATACCTTTGATAAAGATTCTGAAATTTGAGTTAATATGTGTGTGAAATTGTCCATATTATTCTGTGATTACAATCTTTAAACAATTATTTTTAATATACTCCTCGTCAAAGGTCTCCACACCTTGTGGATAAACACATAGATGTTTCATTTTTGTATCATATAAAACATCTGATGTGTCAATATGAGTTACAGGTTCTAATGTTGCGGTCATAGGTTAATCTTAATCTTTATATTTGTAATTGTCAAACCCATCTCCAATTTGGAAAATTTTTATTCCTAATTCTGTCTCTAACGGTACTATCAGGAATATTAAAATGTTTAGCCGCTTCAACCGCAGAGTCAAAAGTTAAATCATCTACCACACACTTTTTTGAATTTGGTTTTGAGGGCTCAATAACTGAATATTTTTCTTTTCTTTTTTCATTTGCCAGTCTTGATAGTTCTTTACCTCCGATTCTCCCTTTTTTCCACCCTTCATTAATTATTCTTGGGTCATCAGGGAATGTTCGTAAATGTTGCCCATTATCATTAAAATACCATAATTTATCTTTATGAGCAATTGACATCTTTTCTTTGGTGTCATCGGTAATTATTTGATGGGACCTCATCTCTTTTATTTTAATTTTTGATTCGTCGGTATGTTTATACCCTAATGTTGTCGGTTTTCCCTTTCTCATTTCAGAAATTATAGGAATTATTGATAATTTCGCTCTTTGGTATAATCTTGAACTAACAACATAATCTCTTTTTTGAAATTCGTTATCCTTAACATTACACATTCTCCAAAAGGCAAATTTTAATTTTGAATTTTCGGGGTAAATCTCACATAATAATAAATGACAAATAAAATGTTCTTTTGCAGTTAGTTTAACTAAATTCCATTTGTCATTTGTTCCTCCAACACATTTAGGAATAATATGATGAGTTTCTGTATATCCTGTTAGTTGTCTGTTTTTCCCTCTTTCAACTAAACTATTATAAATTTTTAAATAATCCATAGGTTTCCTTATATTATATAAATATATGGAAACCAACGGAAATCTTAAATTGCTAACTCTAATTTTGAATTTATTTTAGTTATACCTTCAGTTCCAACTATTTCAAAATCATCTATGGTATAATCATAAAAATTCTTATTTTCTTTTAGAATTAATTTTGGTTGCTTATCTAGTGGTTCTTTATTTAAAAGTTCTGTAATCGCATCAAAATGTCTATCATAAATGTGTAGATTCTGAACCAAATGACAAAACTTACCAACTTTATAATTGCAATGACCTGCAACCATTAATAATAAAGACAAATATTGTGTTTTATTTATATGGTTTGCAACAATATAATCTGACGAACGCTGAATCAATGTCATATCAAGTATTAATCCATCTTCCCCCTTCCTTACAGAGAACATAACTTCATAAGCACAAGGATGAAGTCCCTCTGTTTCCTGCAAATCCGAATACTGGTACATATTAATGATGTGTCTACGACTAAATGGGTCTTTTAATAAACCACTTAATAACTTATCCATCAATTGATATTTGGCAATAGTTCTTCCATATCGTTGTCCTATGGTTCCATCACCAATGTCCCACTCATCCCACCAATTAATTCCCATCTCACGAGCAACATCCAATGACGATGATTGTTCTTGATATATCCAAAATATTTCTTTTATCCCTGTTTTAATTGCAGTGTTTCTTATAGTTGGAATGGGAAAGTCTCCTTTTGAGATGTCATACTCTTCAAAAACTCCTGTGATAAATTTTGAATGACCTGGTACTCCGTCAGAATATTTTGGTCTAGGATTTTCATCCCAAGAACCTTCTGACATAATTTTTTGAATGTTTTGGATATAGTATTTATCTGCCAGATTCATAACTTTCTATTGTAATATTAATTTTACCTGATGTAATTAGTGCAATTGCTCTTTCACACTCTTTCCAGTTTTTACAACCACTTAAATCTATTTGGATTATATTTCTTTTACTCATAACTTTCTATTTTAGTTCCTCTAATGACATATCTAATTTCGTTCATCACCCTATAATCACCAACAAAGGACGCTAATCTCTCCTCAATAACTTGGTAGATATGGGTGAACTTATCATTTATAA